CGGCTCGAAGCATTGCGCTGCAATCCTGTAGACCCCAGCCCACTGATGTGGGAACCACTCTGGGTACTTGTGATCTGTTGGCAGCGGCAATACTCGAACACAGTTGGTGCTGTCCAATACTCTTGGGGCGAACCGTCGCCCGATAATCCACTTACTGAGACGGTTGCTCCATGTAGCTGACTGCTCAAGCGCAGACTCAAGGGTGGTAGTCTTAGACCAAAGCTCTGCAAGCTCATCCTCTGGTGGCCGGAGGTAACCCTTGGTCGCTATTAAGTTTACCTTTGGCCTATCGTTAGGATTAGGCTGAATGTGAGCAGGAACACCTGATGGTGTACAGAACCCTTGCTCGGCGAACCAGTCTCGAACTACTGATTGCTCCTCTTTCTTTAGGTTTCTCAGTGGCTGCTGGAAGTAATGGTAAGAAAGAAAGTCAACGACATCACCCTTGGCGCCGCACTGATGACATTGCCATGCAACCTCGCTGCGGCTGAAGCCAACAGGTCCTCGCTTCTTATCACGAGATCCTCTCTCTAAAAGCCCGCACCCTGGGCATGGAGAAAGCGATTGTCCGTTGCCACGGTTGTACTGAAGCTGGGCGGCTATCGTTGTTACTGGTGCCGTTTTGGCGTGCTGTATCCACATAGTTGACTCCTGACGGGTCCTGAAAGAGCGCCACCGGATTTCCGGTGGGCTCAGTCAGGAGCCCACTTGATTAGGGGGATCAATCCCTAAAGGGCTTTGCTCTGTAGTCGATTGATTAACCTTCTACAAACTGTTTTTTGGTGGGACGATTACACCATCGATTGAACCGGCAGTGCTGTCTATTATGCTGTAGTGCATTTTAAGATCTGGAGTGACGGTCAATACGACCTTGGTTCCAGTCATTCTGTAGACCCTGCTCATCCAAGACACAACCGTATCGAGCGTTGGTGCTCTTGCTTCTCGCTTAAGTATGCTGCGTAGCCGAGACCTGCTGGTTCCATAGATGTAGGCCATCTTAGAAAGGTTTCCCTTCCTTAGTCCTCCCAGAGTCTGGGTCATCTGAAACACAAGCTGAAAGGTATCAATACGCTCATAGTCTTCGATTTTGTCTGGGTTCTTCATAATAAAAGGTGGGGCCGCCTCCCCGCTAAGAGACGGCCCCGGTGACTACTTGGCCACTTCTTCCCCTTCCCCAAGGAAAAGAATGTCCTGGTCAGCCACCAACATTGGCTCTCGAACGGCCTCAACGACCGCGACCTCGAACGTGACGTTGCCGTCGCGTTGCTTCTTCGGCAGCTTGTCGAAGACCTCTCGGTCCAGCATAGCCATAGCATCCCCAACGCCCATCTCTTGAAGCAGCTTATTCTGCTTGTCAGAGTTGGTCTCAAGAGCGAAGGTCACCGCTTCAAGCAGCACCTTTGCCGTCTGCTCCCTGGTGAACCCTGAGCGCTTGGCGAATAGAGCCAGGGCAACCTTCCACGGAATGGTGGAGGTAGCCTTGACCGGCTTCGACCGTTGACCACGCTTGAGTTTCCCTGCAACCTTGACGATGAGGTTTACGTCAATCTCAGAGTTGTTGTCGATGTCTTGCTTGGCAAGCGAGACTGCTTTCGTGTTGAACGCCTTTGTAAGGGCGACGATTTCTTGTGATGTGAGTTCCACAGCACTCTCCTGTTTGTTTGTTGTTCAAGCCCCCTTGATAGGGAACCACCGCATCTTTCGCTTTCCTTCGTGCGTTACCCGCACTTTTTGAAGCCCATTTGCTCGAAGGGCCTTTGCTATTCTCATCTCTGTCAGTCTTCGCTGGTGCTCAAAACCTATAGGGTCTACAGCGATAGCGACTGCGTCTGTCGTGATGTCATACCTCCTGAATGACGGCTGGTTTGTAAATAGGAACTTTTCTACCTTGACTCGAAACTCATCTGATATCTGAGTCCCGTAGATTAAGCCGGGCTCGATACGGGCTGATGCCGCCATGATGCCGGACTTGAGGTCCTCTCTTGATACGATGATCTTCCAGTTCTTTGCCAGATATACTGAGATCTCAGAGAAATCAGGCTCTGTCATCTGCTTCTTGTTGTAGTACTGCACACCCTTGGTGGTACACCTAAACTTTCCTCTGAGGTTATCGTCACCCTTTATGGCCAAGTAGACCTTGTAAGAACCTTCTGCTTCATTGATTTGCTGTTTAGTTGTTACCACAAGTGGCCTCCAGTCTTGCCTTAGTATACCCATGAATGACGAGTTTGTCAGTTTGCCACTTAATCACTGCGGGAAAGATCACCCACGTCAGTTGATTTAAGAACTGGCAAAGCAGCCGCTTATCATCCTCCACGAATATTTTGATTAGCTCGATTAGCTCATCCATTTTTAGTTTACTGAGTTAGCAAGTTGAGCAAGGCTGTTCCAGTCCACCTTAGATGCACGAGGCTTCCTGGGTAGCTTCTTTAGCTCTACGCCCTTCTTTCTGGCATACGACGCCTTGACCCCTATAAAGCTCCTCTCCTTGGGTGTATCTTCAAAGCCGAGCTTCTGTAGTACCTCCTCATACGACTCTGAGCTTTGCCATGCCTCTACAAATGAGGGCCATGTCCACTCTCGCTTCTGGTTTGTGTTTCGTATCTTGCGTAGTTTAGTTACTGTTTCAGCCATTACATTCTCCTGTATGGTTTTGGATTCTACTTTGTATCCCGACGTGTGTCAAGTGTGCTCATTGCTGTAATCGTTATAGGGTCTGGGCTTCCATCAAAAAATATAGACAGTGCCTTATGGAAATCAGAGCCGTCGCCTGACGCTTTCGCAAACAGTGTCATGCTCGCGTGAAACTTTAAGCTATCTATGTTTCCAAAGATCTCTTTAGCCGTTTTATCTGAGTGACAAAGGACTGCCCTTGTTCTTGCTCTAATCTGTGGCCCTAAGATCTTGTCATTAAGAAACGCCACGGCGTGAGCCAGGCTTTTTAGTTCATACCTTTTTGATGTTTCACTTGGGTATTTCGATAAGCCCTGAAGCTGTGGAAAAATGAACCACATCCAATGTGTTTGCTTCTTTCCCGCCTTTAGCTCTTTTAGGCTGTTATCGATAGAGCGCTTTGGTGCCATTATAAAATGACTAAGCTCATCGCTCATCGTGTACTCCGTATCTTTTTAGTTTATATATGAACGAATAATCTGAGGCTTTGTACTCGACTATGGGTGATTTATTATACTTTTCCTTGAATGTAATCATAAACATTAGAGCATCAAAATCGCCCTCCAAGTAGGCATTTGCGCCGTCTGTTCGAGAGTGCCCGGATATGTCATCAACAAGACCAACGCTCTCAATCATTTTAAGTGGAACCTTTAGCCAACCGTATTCTGGTCCGCTGTAATGCGTGAATCTATTCTCCATCGCTAACCTCCTGTTGCGTCGATTTGCTTCTCAGCCTCGATGACTATCGAGTGTGCTGCACTTGAAGTCAATAGTTGCAACAGCAACCTGCTCAACCGCTGACTTCTGTTCCTTAAGGTTGCTTACCGTATCCCCGAGAGCATCGCATAGTTCTTGCCACGGCTCTGCCGACATGGATTCAAGCTCTTGAATGACCATCTGCATCAACAAGGTCACCCTCCGCAGCTTGTCACTACAGTCTCCTTGCTCCTCTACATCCGTCATCACCGTCTTTGATATCGTCAGGCATGCATGCGCCCTCCATAGGAGGTTCAGTGCATCTATCCGGCCAACTGGCGTTTGTTTAAGGTTGTTCACTACTCACCTCCAGCCGCTAAGCGGTTCTTTAGATTGATATCCCTCTTGTCGTATACCGCCTTACGAATGACCCTTGCCTCTCGCTTTGTCAGATACACAACGTCGGTGCCCTTGCCTGTTCTCGTCTTGCCCTTGTGTCGCGTTCCAACACCTGAACTTTTAGAGAGGAACAGATAATCATGGCTGCGATACTCAAACTCAAGCTGGCCAGTTGATTGCCTGAACCGATACTTTGTGGCTGTGTTGTAGTACTCGTCTACGTCGGCATCGTAGAACTCGTGGCTTCCATTTGCATGGTGGACAACCTTAGAACCATTTGAGGATACTGCTGAGGGCCTGTGCTCCTGTCCACGCCAGTCTAAGGAGAAGCAGCGCTTGACCCTCTTGCGGACAGGTACATCTTCTGGCTCCTCCGCTTCAAGAGTAACGAGCGATGGCGCTGCTACCTCTTGAGGCGGCTGATGTTTAGCAGTTTTCTGCACCTGCATAGATGCGAGTTCTGATGTAATCAACTCTGAAACGCTGAGGTCCCCAACCATATCCGGGCGGTCCATGAGATATTCAAGCACTTCATCCATAGACCATGAGAGTGGGTTCGACTTGCCAAATACAACTGACTGAATGGTTATTGAATATATCTTCATTACTTAACTCCTGCGGGGTTCATTGCCTCAGACAGTGTGTCCATGGCGTTGTTGGTTGCTTCATACTCCTCAGCCTCGACAACAGTTGCTTGCTCTGACAATACTTGAACCATCTCTCTGACAAGTCGGCTCATGTCGGCCTCGCTGTAGTCTCCTCTCATTACGTCCATACGGCCACCGAATAGTGGCTCCCAGTAACAGTCCCCTGCATACTCTCCGTACAGCCACATAAGCGCGTACATGAAGCCCAGAGGGTTCTCCAAGTCTACGCGCCAGTTGGTTGACTTTGTTGTTAGTGGGCCGTCTCTTGCGGTCATCACCTTTACGTTCTGGCCGCCCCTTCCGAGGCCGATGCAGATTACTGTTTTGTTTCCACAGCCTGCGACCACTGGAAAGACTGGCACGCCAGCCTCAACGGGTATGAATGGTATCGTATCTTTCCATGTCATTGCTCTATCTCCTGTTTGTTTTTTGGTGCCTCACTTGGGTAAGTATGACACAAAGGGTTAAAAATGTCGGTCACATTCTGTCCGTATTTGCTCTTTCAATAAGTCCACAAGTGTGTCAACCTCCCAGTCATCAAGCTCAACTTGACCCTCTTCTTTGAAGTGAGGGCTGTCGAAAACAAGACGACGCGCAGACTTCACCTCAACATATGGGCCGAGCCCTACGCTGATGTCAGCCGGATAGAAGGTTCCCCTCACCAGTATCAACTGCTCTTCTGTAATCTCTCCAGTCTCGTCATCCTCAACCTCTCTGGTTAACTCGACACTTACTGTGGTCGTGTCAAGTGGTAGTCCTTCTCTGTTAGTCCATCTCATGTTTGCGTCTCCGTCATTCGCTAATAACTATCTGTCCCGTTGTGTCAAGTATGGCTGTTCAATGTGCCCGGCATGTTCATCACTCACCTCCATCGATAACGAATAGGTCATGGCGTTCTACCAACTCAAGGTTCGCGCCTAAGTTCATGTCAAACCTGTGGACTGCATTAATCTCGTTAGGTGTCAGCTTGACATCCTGTCCGGTTACAGCATCGACTGCGCTCAGAATGTCAGCGACATCGTTATCCATCCAGAG